TTCCTTAAGCTCATCGTACGTCTTTACCTGATAGACAGAAGAAAGATCGTATGCGAGATTCTCGAAGTTCTGTGACACTGCTTCGGGCAGCGGGGTTCTGTCGTCCTCAAATATGACTCTTCCAGAGGGATCGCGGCGCTTACTTTGGCACTTCTTGACGTCATACTCGGTGTCGCGACCAAGTCCCTGTCTGGTTATGTCGAACCAAACGCCTGAATCGTCGTCAGAGCTGTTAAGCGATGTTGGGTCCTGGTTATAGTCCTGAATATACTGGTTCATCTGCGCCTTCATCTTCTTGTGCGCAGTTGACTTAAGCTCAAGGAGCCCAACTTCTCCAGATCTATCTACAGCATTATAGGTGTAAACAGTTTTAGGAGAGAGATCGGAGACGAGTTCGTTTAGCGACTTGAGCTTGTCCCTGATAGTGTCCTCAGAAACTCCTTGTCTCTGAAGATCAGCTCTAAGCGAGTCTGAGCGCTTCTTGAGCTCAGCTGCAAACTCTACCACTGGGCAGCGCTTCTCAGAAGTGATGGACGAGGCAAACGGCCTCTTTCGGCCGGTCTCTGCGTCCTTCAGTCCCCAAATTATCTGCCATTTTCTGTATGGGTAGCCGTTAGAGGTTTCTCCGAACGGAGGAAGAATTCTGAAGACGTTGTGTCCGTCTACTACCTTATGTCTCTTCCACTCTCTGCGGCTCTTTAGTGCGTCTAGATTGATTTTGATTTTAGAATTAGATGTCATGTTATGCTCCTGTCTGTTTGGCCTTATGGGCTGTTATTTATTATACCATCTTTACGATTGATTTGCCGACGCTTGCTCATTGGTTACAGCGGGCTTTCCAACTACCTTTTTAGTCTTGAGTCCTAAATGAACGTCTATGTCCTTATCCTCAAGAAGAGAAATGCCGTTAGAAAAGAACGGGCTGGTGTCTGTAAAGTTGCCCACATAATATATGACCTTAGTATCTCTAGGCCTACTCTTGATGCAAGAATCTAGATACTTAGTATATATAGCCGGATACTGCTCTTTTAGCAGCTTGGCCACAACTTCAGCAAGATCCTCGTCGTTAGAGTAGGGAATGCCTTCGTAGTTGTGGACTCTCACGGAGTAAGCGCCTAGAGATTCATCGTACTTAGCACCTATGCTATCAACTATAAAACGCAAATGAGATGCACCTGTCAGATTTCCTCTAGGCTCTCTTCGCTTATTCAGTTTTATCTCATCTAGAAATCTTGGCTCTTTGATCACCATCTCCCCTTCTCTTAGGGAAGCTGGTGGTTCTTTGCATACAACGAATTTAGTCATATTTCCTCTCTTTTCCAGTTAACAAGCTCATCGTTATTAATGTTAAGCGGAGTCTTATCGTTTATATTTATCAGGTGATAAATTATGCCTAAATAAGACTGGCTTATCATGTAAACCTTATATTTGTCAGTATCATTTGATATTTTACTAATCAGATGTCCAACTTTAATTTTATGAGTCACTGCTGCCTCTATTTATCTCGATGATGTCTATGCTAGCTGGAGTTTTCCAACCCTTTTTAAGGTTACCTCTAACATAAACTAGCGTGTCTTTAGACCAACCAAGCGCTTTAGTAGCATCCCAGTTCACAGCCTCAATGATTCTGTTTCCGTCAGAAAGCATGACAGATAACTTAGACCAGTGGCGGCCTTTCTTTGAAATGCCTTGAGAAAAAGACGAACTGTCAAAAAGTAGCACCATGCCCACGGTGTCCGTATATTCTTTTTCTATATACATCTCTGCTAACTTAACATTGAGCAGTATCGGTACGTCCTTCATCAGCATAGGCAAAGCTTTTCGTCCGGTTAGTTGAAGAGCTGGCCATTTTGCTTTAAGCTCAAGCATTATGTCTTTGTTTTCTAGTAGCGTCTTATTGAAGGATTGGTTAGCTTCTCTTTCTTGGAGAAAGAGAGACAGTGGCCTAGTATCCTTCAAGTCATCCTTAAATTCAACTTTACTTTTGCGCAGATTCTTATATCTGCGCATGAACGCGGCTCTTTGCTCGGCGTACGTGGGTAAATTTTTGTCCATAAAATCATCTGCGGCTCTAGATCTTATGAAAGCACTAACGTGACCGATGTTGACCTTGGTATGGTCTATCCTAGACATGAAGTCTTCTATGGAAGCAAAAGGACCTTTTAAGACTAGCTCGTTGACGACAGACGGCCCCACGCCTTTAATAGAAGAGACAGGCGACACTATCTTGTTGTTCGCGATGACGTACTGCTGTTTGGGCTCCTTTAGTGAAGGAGGCGTTATCTTGTCAGCTAGCTTCCCTATGAACTTTCTTATCTTATCTTCGTTATCTTCGTTATTTAAGACGCTGCACCACCACTCGAGCGGATAATTTCTTTTTAGGAAGAGCGTGATGTAGCCCAGTTCGCCATAAGCGTACGAGTGACTCTTATTGAAAGAGTATCTAGAGAAAGCCATGATCTGCTGACAGACGGTCTCTACGGCTTCTTTTGTCCATCCTCTGGCAAAGCATGACTTCCTGATCTTATCGAAAGTTGCCATTATGACTTCATGCTTCTTTTTAGCGATTGCTGAGCGAATCATATCAGATTCTTCCCAAGAATAGCCAACGATATTTACTAGGAAGGCCATGACTTCTTCTTGATAACAAAAAATGCCGTTAGAATCTTTAAGTATAGGTTCTAGATCAGAGTGAAGATACTCGACAGATCTCTTTCCGTTTCTTACGTCTATGTAGTATTGAGCTGCTGTTGTATCGTATAGAGGTGCATCTAGAGCGCCTGGACGACAAAGAGCTGTCATCGTGGCAAGATCTGCGCGCTTAAGAGGGCAAAACTCACGCGCGTATCCCTTAATAAGTTCTGTATTAAACTGAAACGAAGAGTCTGTGTCCCTCTTATAGAAATCCTCGTATACGCCCTTATCTTCTGGCAGTCTATAGATAAGTGGAACGCCGTTGCTTTCTTCGAGCATATCTACGTTATGATTTTTCTTTATGAGCTCTATGCAGTCAGATGTCATGGTTAAGGTCTTAATGCCCAAGATATCTGCCTTAACCAACCCTATCTTTTCTATCATAGGGGCATCATACTGAGTGACAGTTATGGTGCCTAGTTCCTTATCGTCCATCTGCATGGTTGGTACTCTGTCGCTAGACAGATCAAGAGTAGATATAACGAACGCGGAAGCGTGTCTAGAGTAGCCTCTTATGGAGCCGATGAGCTTCTTAACCATCTGCTCTATCTCTGGTCTATTTTTAAAAAAATTAGCCACTAGCTCATTATCTTGAACTAGACCTTTATGCTCAATGCCCTCTTGATCGACATAGCCATAAAGAAAATCGAACTCATCCACGCCTTGAGGAGAATCGGGGATAGACTCGCAGACCACCTTAACTTCTGGATCATTTCTGTTTCTGCCGTAAAGAGCCATCATAGCATCTTTGATGGCATTCTTAGTCTTCATCTTGTTGAAGGTTGATATCTGAGCAAAACCTAGACCATACTTATCTGCCAGATACTTCATCACTAGAGGTCTAGCTCTATCGGCCAAATCTAGATCGATGTCTGGAAAAGATCCAGCTCTAATTCTGGCCTTAGAGAGAAACCTTTCAAAGGGAAGATTGCTCGCTATGGGGTCGATGTGGATGATCTTTAGATAGTAGGACAGCAGAGATCCGCCGGCTGAACCTCTGGCTATGTTCTGAAGCAAACCTTTAGATCTTGCGAAAGCACATATGTCTTCGTAAACAAGGAAGTACGGTAAGAAGTTAATCTTGGAGTTATTCATGATAACTTCAATTTCTTTCTTGAATCTCTCTACGTACTCGGGCTTATTGATCCATCTGCCATGCTCTTTTATCTTCTTCATGGTCAGAAGATATGTCTGGCGATCGTAGCTCTCAGTAGATAACTCTGCGGGTATGTCTATCTTAGGTAGATGATAGCTATGAGAGATCTCGATGCTCTTGCTCTTCTCTAAGATCTCTAAGGTTTTTCTAGACATCTCGTTAAAGGCGTCTACTGACAGCTCTGGGATATGTTCTCTTAAGATCGAGAACATGGTCTTACCGTTAACGATCTCTCGCGTCTCTAAGAAGAATCTGGCGTCCTTAAACGAATTCTTGGACACGCAATCTTGAATGATCTTGTCTGATCTGTCTATGTAGTGGCAGTCTGAAACAGGTATGACAGGTATGTTTAACTTACTAGATATCGAGTAATATAGCTTATTTATAAACTTCTGAACGTTGCCGCCGTCTATTGGATAACCTCTGAAGCCGATACTAGAATCAAAGTATTTATGGACGTTGGTCGCGGCTAGCTCTAATACTAGATCAATACTAGATGATAAGCTGCTTATCAAGCTTTCTAGCTGGTTTATCTTGCCGTTAAGTAAAAGCTTAGCAGCTGGGCCATTGACGCCAGGAAGACCAAAGATGACACCTTCTTTGTATTGAGACAGCTGATCTAGGGTTAGGCAAGGAAAATACACGGTAGAGTCTTCGATCTTTGAGGACCAGCCAACCGAAGATATCTTCAACAGGTTTCTATAGCCTTGGTCAGAAACGGCCCAAGCATTGATCCAGAACGTTGTCTCTTCGTGTGAGATCATTACGGCAGTGCCTGGCACACCCGTAACGCCGTGCGAATCTTTTATCTTCAGTATCTCGTGAAGCGACGTAGCGAAGCCATGATCGACGACTGAGAAGCCTGGCGAAGAGTTGTTCTTGCACCACTCAGCAAATTCTTCTACAGAGTTTATAGAATCAGTGTAGCTATACTTTGAGTGACAGTGAAGCTGAGCAGGCTCAACCACGTCAACGTCTTCTATCTTAAGCTCAGAGAAGTCTGTTGGTTCAGTATCTCCTAGCATCTTAGCTAGATGCTCATCTACTCTGATAGTGGCCTCGATGTCAGAAAGCGCGTCGTGGGCATTGATATCGATATTGAAATGCTTTGCGAGCGTGCCAAGCTTAGAATTAGGAGTTCCTAGCTGTGTTTTAAGTAGTCTCGCTCTTTTCAGGACGTCTCTGACGTCAGAAGAGAATAATTGTGCGAACTCTCTTTCCCTGCCCACCTTCTTAAAGAGAGCTGAAACGAAGCCTCTATCGAAGTCGGCGTTGTATCCTGAGATAGTGAACTTAGTATTGAAAGGCTTTAGATATCTGATGAGTGAATCAACCATCTTAACAGCTGGCTGAAATTGCTTTAGCTTGTCCAGCGTTAGATTATTGATCTCTAAGGCAGTTTTATCTACTGCTTGCCAGTTAATCGGCTGGCAATGCTCGTTAAAGGCGTTTTTGGCTTTTACACCTTTAACAACTGGAATACAAGCGAGCTGGACAACATCATTTTGTAATGCGTCCAGCCCGGTTGTTTCCGTATCAAGCCATAAAAAGCTATATACGCTCATTATTATCCAGCGAGGCTAGAAGTTGGATTTACAGTTCCATCCTGAATCTCTTGAATCTTTTCCAGCAGGAAAGAAATCTTCGCCTTTTCATACTTTATCGCGCTCGTGTAAGCGGAATTCATATCCTTAACGATCTGCTTTGCTGCACTTAGCTTCTCGTCGGCGGCTCTCTCTTCTTCGATTTCCTTTATCTTCTGCTCTGCCTTAACTATTAGATCTACTGCAGTATCTTCGTTAACGTTCTCGTGATTGTCTACGAAAGACTTGCTCAGCGTCTTCTTAACAGTTTCCATCGTCCTCATTTTATCTCCTTATGGGTATATGAACTGCTTCTTGTTATACTTTTTGAAAATAACATCTGGTGGAGAAGCAACGCTAAGAGATATATTTTTAATTCCAAGTATGAGGCCGGAGAAGTAAACGCCTTGAGCAACAACGTCTACGATATCGAACTTGAAGGTAACAGGCTTTCCAGTTTTAGAAGATAGACTGTGATTTGGAAATCTGAACTTCCATCTCTCCCACAGTGCTTGCTGGATAAATAACTTTTTAGCCGGTGTTGCGCCCCATTTTTTCTTTTGCTCTTTTGTCGGTATAGATCTACCAGCTACAAAAGTTTTCCAGGCTGATATGTTTAGTATGGTATAGGGTATTTTTAGTTGACAAGCTAGTATGTGAAGTGCTGTTCTATAAGCGGCGTTAACGTTGGACCCGCTCGCAAATCTCTGCGAGAAAAAGTAATCTTCTATAGCTATGTGCTCTACGTTGTGTTTTTTTATGATCTCTGATACTCTCTGCATCAGATCTATGCAGTGATCACCTTGATAGTTAGAAGACGTATCTACATCTAGATAGCCGTAATCGTAAATATCTGCGCTGTTAGCGTCTGTCTTGATTAGACAGTAGCCTGTACAGGCAGCAGGGTCTAAAACTAGTACTATCACATACTAGTTATACCTTTCTTATAAAGCGGTATGGGTCTTCTTCGTTTATAAGTCTATCGAATATCTGCTTAGACATCGTCGTTTGGGCGTGATGTGGGAACATGAAGTCTAAGTTTATCTCAGACCTTTTGTCCTCAAACTTAACTGAGCCATCTTTATCTATAGTGAAGAAAGCTACTGCCTGAGGCTTGTCCGATCCGTGATGACTATATACTACGTATGTTCCAGATGGTATCATGTTGATCTCTTTTAGCCAAGCGCGGCTTTAGGTTCTTCGTCGTATCTAGAGTGCATTGGACCTGTAGAAAGCCTATTCTCTTTCAATAGAGAGGTTAGATCTTTCTCTGGATGGTGAGAAGCCAGATGCTGGAGATTAGATAGCCTTGTCATAAAATCTGATACGTGCTTATCATTAAGATCGTAACCACTTTGCTTAAAAGCATTTATAGCATCGTCATGATTCAAATTTAGAAGCCATTTTTTAGCTTCAGGGTGGATTTTGTCATTCTTGACCGCGTCTACACGATTTCTTAGTCCGGGCTCTAACTCTGAGTACTTAAACGATCTATAAAAATGCGGAGTATCAACAGGATCAAAGTTGCCATAATCAAAGCTGGTACCATGATCAATTAAGTGCAAATTAGCATCTTTATCAAAGAGATAATTATCTCCGTGTCTGTCATGGTTGCCCATGATGTTATCCATGATAGCTATCTTGTGCATGTCTCCAGAATTATACATGTTCTTTAACGAGCTCTTCTGATTATCGTCCACTATGTCTGCGTCCATGTTCATGCGCAGTTTACTGGGATTAGGTATTTCCTTCATTGCTGAGAAATTTACTTTTCTAATCTGGTTTGGATCGTCTACGGACGTCATGAGCTTACTAAAGCCAGCAGTAGTGGGAACGTATTTTCCCATATTAAAGAATTTATGCGCCATATCGTGAAACAAAACTTCTCTCTGTGCAGAATCGAATCCTTGATCGTGGCCTCTTTCTTTTCTGTCAAAATGCTTTTCTGCGTTCTTCAAGATGACGTTGCTATTGTTCTTAATGTTAAACGCCCTGTGCGCGCTCATCGCTCCTAGTCCTATTGGAGAAGGAGACGCGATGTTTATGCCGTGATTGAGGTTAATTTGCTCTGGGGAGCTACCATGAAAAGAGTCTTTGTGTCCGTCGACGAATCTATATCCAGATCCGTAGTGCTCTTCTTCTCCCTTAGCGGGCTGTTTCATCATGGGAGTTTTGTCTTCGCTTATTTTCGGCTTAGCTGGTAAACCGTCTGATCCTTTTAATAGTTTGACGGTTTTAGTAGACATAGATCCGTCTTTAATCTGCTGAGCTATTTTTTTAGGGTCTTTTTTAGAGTCTGGCGCGACTGCAGGCAATTTTGCAGGTTTTACAGCTAACTTCTTAATAGTTACTGGTTTTATGGGCTTAATCTCAGGTATCTTAGGAAGCTGGATTTTAGGTTGTCCCTGCTTTAGGGAAGCCTTGAACAACGCTAACTTCTCATAGAGCTTTTTCATAAAAAAATTATATCACGCAGTCTTACTTATAGTAGACACGCCGTTTCTCTTAGAGATAAAAATAACGTTAGAAAACATTGATTTAGCCTCACTAGCGTGATCTATGACCATGATAGATCTATCGACAGACATCTTGTTTAGTAGATCTATAACCAGATCCCTGCCTACTAAATCTAGACCGTCAAAAGGCTCATCAAGCATGATCGGATTTAGATCTATCCCGAACTGTTTCTCTATGAGAGAGATTATAGCAAAATCTACGCAAAGTGATAAAGCCTTATATTCTCCACCTGAAAGACTTCCTATAGAGGATGACTTTCCTTCGATAGTCAAAGAATCTGACAGCTTTGCCACTAGTTCACCTTTAGCGTTCTCTTTGTGAGAGTTTATAGAGTAAACCATGTTTGGCCACAGTATAGCTGTGTTATCGGCTATATATTGATTAAGTAGCTCTATCATAGAGTCTATAACATAAGCTTGCACTCCGGTTGGAGAAGCGAGAGAGGTTATGGTCTTATATAGAGTAATCTCATTGTCCAACGTATCTTTCTTATCGTTTAGATCTTTGCCTAACTTAATAAGATCGTTGATCCTAGATACTAAGGCTTCTTGCTTATGAAGAGTCTCCGTGAGATTCTTTCTGCTCATTTCTTTGGCTGAAATCTTATGCTTGATATCGCTTAGTCTAAGCTTAAAATCTACAGCAAGCTGATCTTGTGCTCTCTTCTTAGATTTAAGGGCATCGAGTTGGCTCTTTATTAGATTCTCTTGATTGATAAAAATGTCATACTTTTCTACGTTAGTTTTTAGCGTTGCTATTTTAGCTAGATCGTCAAGTCTGTCCTGACGATGCTTAATTAGCTTCTCGTTAAATATCAGAGATCCGCACTTGTCACATTTATCATCTTCATGAACAGGGAGACTAAGCTCTTCGATTCTTTCTAAGGCTGTTTCTTTTCTGATCTTAGATTCAGAGACAATTTTAAGTTTTGAGTTTAACTCATCGATCTCTAGATCGAAACTTTGAATATTTTCTGGTTGATCTGCTTGAGATAACTTATCTTTCAGCTCAATTATCTCTAAATCTAGGGCAGAAATACTCTGATTTATTTCTTGCTCGTCAACTAGAGATTCTTTATGCAGAGACACCTTAGAAGCGCAGATCTCTATCTGAGTGAGAACTTTATCTTTTTCGGTAATTATCGCCTTAAGTTTATCTTCAGAGTTTTTCTTTAAAACCGAAAACTTATCGAGATTTAGAAGCTTAACTAACATCTCTTTCTTGTCGGAATCATTGAACGCTAAAAATCTAGCAGTAGAGCTACCCTGCGCCAGATACATAGATGCCAAAAACTGATCGTAATTAAGCTTAATTTGAGCTTCAAATTCTTCTTGAGTGATGCTCAGCTCTACACCATTTTTAAAAAATTTTACGCATTTGGGTCTATTTCTAATGACAGTCCAGTCGTTGCCATCAATGGTTCTAAACTCAAGCTCAACGTGACCTTTCTTAGAATCCTTTCTAAGGATCTCGCTGGCGGAGATCTTTCTTGGAAGTTTGTCGTATAGGGCAAAACTTATAGAGTTTAGCAAGGACGTCTTGCCTGCCCCGTTAGCCCTTTCGGAGTCAAAGTTCCAACCATCTACTAATGTTAAACCTGTTGAGTTAAACTCAACCGTTTCACTTTCAATGCTCAAGATGTTGCTGATAGTTATCTTTTTAAGGTTCATCTTTTGCCTGGTGGTTTATTTATGGTTAGCTCGCCCTTATCGTTATAAACGAGCCATCCGTTCTCTATGCACGTCTCAAGAGAGTATCTCTCTACCAGACGAGGCACTTCTACCTCCCAGTAGTGATCGTCTCTTCTCTTTGCTAGAAGCTCTTTCTGATTTTGATTTACGTTGGTTCCGGTGTAGTCATTGACAACTTCATTCACTTGTTGTCCCAGTATAACGGGGAGCTGCCTATCTGACGGTTTTCCGCAGTTGGAACAAGCTATATGCAACACATCTACTGAGCTTAGCTTTGTCTGCTCAAAACCACATGCGCTGCACAAAAATCTATATTTTGGCATTAAAATCTTATACCAAGCCCCAGACCAACTGATCCCATCTGCATCGGGTTTGTCACCAATCCACCCAGAAAAAGTGGCCCAAGGAAGTCGTAAGATGCGTGAAGATATAGCTCTTCGTCAGAATTTAGACCAACTTCCACACCAAATCTCTTCTTGCCAACCTCTGTTATTTTTTGCTGCTCTAATCTGAATATTTCTTTCTTATATTTGTCCTCTTTAATAGAGAATTCTTGTGTTATATCAGCAACTTTTTTCTCCTGAACTTTCTTCCACTTATCCTCTAGTTCAGATACTTTTTTAGAGTACTCTTGTTTGATTGAGGAGATGACTTCGGAAGATTCCGAGACATCTGTCTCGGTGAACTTTTTTATCTCGATTGTCCCGTCTGGTTTAACTATCTTGTAATAAGAAGTTTTCTGCTTTGATCTTAGTTCATTTACTTCTTTAGTTAACTTTTGAAGCTTAAATTCAGTTTGTCTCTTATAAGAGCGTAGAGCTTTTTCTGTAGCACTTTTCTCTTCTTCTGTCTTAGCTAGTTGCTTTTCGTTTATTTGTTTGATTTCAGTTATTTTTTGCTCGTATTGCTTAGTGATCTTCTCTTCTATTCTCTTTTCAGGAAAAGCTACGTAACCGATCAAAAGACCGGTTAAGAATATAGATATGTACTTACCGTCCTGAGTCTTAAAGAATTCTTTAATGTTCATGATTACTCCTGTCCGACACCAGCGCCGCTCATCATGTCTTGAAAGGCTTGCTTAGATAAGGCTAATTGATTCTCTAGTCCAGCGTCTCTAGGCACTACGACCATTCCGCCTAGGGTGATTAAGAGAGCTGCAACTGATAGAGCATTGCCTATGCTAACCCTGCATACCTTAGCAGGTTCTATGACTCCGGCCTCAAGAGGAGACACTATCTCGTGAGCGTTGGCATCAAAGATCATGGCTGGCAAAGCACCTTCAGCGGATATATGAGGAGCCATGAGCTTCAATATCTCTGAGTAGTCCTCGCCGCAGTTAGAAAGAAGAAGATTAAACGGAGCCTTAAGAGCTTCCGACAAGATCTTCCAAGAAGGCTTGGAACTTGGATGCTTTTCTAGTACGGCGGACAAGGTTAAGTGCACTCCGCATCCGCCGGGGACTACACCTTCCGCTATAGCGGACCTTACTGCCTCTACTGCATCTTCTACGCGAGCTTTCTTTTCTCGGGCCTCTAGTTCTGATCCTCCGCCTACCCATATAGTTGATATGCCTCCGGTTAGCTTGCCTATGGCAGCTTTTATATGCATTCTGTCAAAGTCGCTAGGAGCTGCAGCAGCGATCGCCTTAAGTTCAGCTACTCGATCTTCCACCGCATCGAGATTATGATCGCAAGTGATAACGCCCTCGTAGAGATTTATCTTCGCGTTCTTAAAGCTACCTAGATCTGATTCGTCTAGCTCATCGATAGTGCCTGGATCAAACACCTTGGCACCAGTATAAGCAGCCATATCGTACAGGAACATGGATCTGGAATTAGCTACTCCGGTCATGGGGGTCTTGATGGGCACTACCGTGTAACCGCCTTTAGTTGTCTTAGCAAGCCTATCCATCACAACGTCAGCGAAGCCGTGAGCAAATATGACTATAGGTTTTCCGTAGTTATCGGTGCCTTCGATTATCTGCTGCACCATGGAAGGCGCCTTGAGATCGTTTAAGGTACCGTCGTACAGAAACACGAGACCGTTATCCATCTTAGATTGCTGATTAGCTCTATCGTTGATGAAGATGGGACCTAGCTGACCAAGATCTTTTAGACCGCTTGTTACGACAAAGCCGTCCATCGTCTCTACGCGAATCTGATGCCCTTGAGCTTCCTCAACGAGGACAGTGCCGTCTTCACCAGCTGCCATGACCGCCTTAACGACCGATCTAGCTATCTTCTCATCGCCGTTTGCCGATATCTTTGCGACGCTCACTAGCTCTTCTTCGGTAGTAGCTTTCTTAGAGTTCTCCTTAAGGAAAGGGACCACGACATCTTCGTACGCTTGGTTCAGCTCGTTGATCATCCTTTGAGGATTGTATTTGGAATTTTCCTCCAGGAAAGACAGGCCGTGCTTAGTTATGGCGTTAGCCAGAACGATCGCTGTGGTCGTTCCGTCGCCTGCTTCTTTCGCAGTATTGAGGCAGATCTCTTTAGCGGCTTCAATCACGACGTTTGCCTCCGCGTTTGCGACGCCAAGAGATTTAGCAACCGTTACCCCGTCTTTCGTGACAAGTGGCGCGAGTCCATCGCGCTCGATAAGAACAGCTCTACCGCCTGGACCAAGTGTTGCACCGACGACTGTTGCCATCTTGTCCATCGTATCCGCGACGATGTTTCTGATATCTGTCTTGTTGGCTAATATATTCTTCGCTTTGCTCTTCTGATATATCATATTATGCTCTTTTTACTTTTGATTTCTTTGGTGGGTTGTTGTTAAGTTGGATGAGGTTGCTATGCTGCTCAACTATCTTCTCGTACTTCTTTATCTGTTTGTTGTCGGTCTCGAAGCCGTAAAAACTGTGGCCTAGCTTAAGAGCTGCTTTGAGAGAGCCTGTTCCACCACAGTGCGGATCAAAGACTATGCTGCCAGGTAAGCAGTCCGTCATGCGGATCAGGAGTTCTGCGAGTTCTATGGGGTATGACTCGTCAAGTGAGCCTGTCTCGATCTCCCAAGTGTTTCCTGGGCAGCTCAGCTCCTCTGAGCTTTCAAGATACTCTCTTATAGGTAGACGATCTAACTTCCAGACATCTCCGTTGCAGAAATGAAGAACGTACTCATGAGAGTTAACGAGATTAGTATCGGATCGTTTTCCTGGGAACCATGTCTTCTTAACGACGATGTTGTCAACGTGGTTGAAACCACTATCGACCATAGCCTTAGCGATCTCAAAGGGTCTCCACTTAGCTTCAGTTGGAGCATAGCAGATCAAAAACACGATCCCGTTCGGAACCATGTGGCTTTTAAGCTTCTTGGCAAAAGCTGCAAATTTCTCTATGTCGTACCCATCCCTCTTTCGGATAGGGATTCGAGTTATGCAGACTTCCATGTTAGCTGGCCAGATGGCATTCTTGTCCATCGGAGCTACGTTTTGTATTCTTACGTTTGTCTTAAACAGGTTCGAAAAGTTGTCTATAGCCATTAACGCTAATTATACTCAAGACTGTCAAGCTCCAGTACTTCCAAAACCACCCGAACCTCTAGCGGTGTCAGAGTCGACGTTGTCGACCTGCTCCATGAAGTACTGATCGCTATAAGGGTTCATCACTAGCTGAGCTAGTTTTTGTCCCTTCTTTATAACTATGGGTTTTGTTCTGGCTACTAGATTTCCTGTGCTATCTATCTCGTTGAGATTAACGTTGGTCATTATCACGTGAACTACTCCGCGGTAGTCCTGATCGATCACACCGGCATAGACCAGTTGACCCTTTGACCCTAATCCAGACTTAGTCGTTATCTCTGCCCAAGTGCCTTTCGGCAGCTTCATCTTTATGTTGAGCGGGTGCTTGATCACCTGGCCGGGGTACAGCGTGACGTCATCAGTAGCATAAAGATCAAATCCAGCGTCTGACGCGTGAGCCTTAGAAGGTAGTTTTGCATCTTCTAAAACTTGAACCTCGATCTTGAAGCATTGAGACATTAGATCACTTATCTGTTGATTAATCTTCGCGGTGTTGTTGGTTAACGGTACAGCCTTTAATTTATTCATAACGTCGTTATACTACGCTTTTTGCTGATAAAAAATTTTTATTTGTGAGTTAAAAAAGTTAATCTCGCGGGTACCATTAAGAATAAGCAAACCCCAACCTTACTTTACTTTACTAACTCAGATCAGTAAGGGCGCGCTTCGCGCGCGTTCGACTCGACGAAGTCGAGTCGAAGTTAGGTTTAGAAGAGATTCTTTTAAAAAGGAAGAAGAGGGTGTTAACTCTTCAAAAGCTTGCTTGCTAAGCTTATAAGCAGCAGATTAGAAACTCTGCAGCCAGAGTTAACGGCCATGTTGCTGCGAAGAAGCCCCATGCACTGCCAGTTTATGTAGGGATTCGTGTCTTTGCATAAACCCTTGATAGAGTTTAGGGTCATCTCTATCTTAGGGCCTCTGCATATAAAGGTAGAGGTTTTTATCTCGTGCTCTGAAGAGCGAGTGTATACTGTTACTTCGTAAGGTATCGATTCTAGATCTTCAGCTAGAAGTAGTCTTATCATTTGCCGAGTATTCTATCTTCTATCTCAGATAGGGTAACGTTCATCTCTTCTTCTGAGGTAGCCCCAGGCAGCTTCTCGTTGACCGGATGCAGGAAGAGAGCTTTCTCGGCTTGTCTTCTTCTTGTTAGACCCGCTAGAACTTTTCCGCCTGCCTTATTCCACTTTAAAAATTCTTCAGCTAGCTTCTCTCTGTCTTCGTGAGAGTTTAAGTTTTTTAGGAGGGTTGACTTAGATAGATTGCCTATGCCGAGATTGTAGGCGAAGCTTACCAGCGCCGCGAACTCGTTGTCGTTGATCTGAACCTTTACGAGCTTCTCTACGCCTTCGGCCTTCTTGTTGATCTCGTACATCAGGAGCTTCTCAGCTTCTTCTTCAGTTATCTCTGGGTCTGCCATGGTCACCTTGCGGCCGTCTGGGTATTCTATGGTTCCATATCCTATGGTAGGGATATTTACCGCATCTAGATATGGCTTCAGATTTAAGCCTTCAAAACTTTTTATGAGATCTATGCCAGCCTTATTTACTTTTCTCATATCTCATATATTATCACGATTTAGAGCTTTATGAGCTTAACTTTATCGGTGATCTGCCTGTAGTAAGACATTCTGTTGTAGGCGTGTCGAGTCAGCATGGTTGATCCCTTCGGTACGTAGTCTAGGATCAGGCACTTCGTCTTGGCACCTTGCTTTCTTAGACCCCTACCCACCGCCTGAATAACCGGACCCTTTGAGGCAGTAAAGTTCGCCATTATAAGGACGTCCACATTCTTAGTGTCCGTTCCTTCCGAGATCTTTCCGTCTGTTCCTACTAAGCCTCTTATCTTACCGTCATTCAGCAGATCCACGTACTCCTGCGACTTTGAGTCTTGGCCAGTGGCAAACGGTATGCCTAGCTGATCGCTGAGCTCTTTACCGTGAGCAACTTCGTCTACTAGCACTAGCACTGACTTACCTGCTTCTATCATGGACTTAGCGTCAGAAAATATACGGTTCTTCGTGAGAGAGCAGTTCAGGACGTGCTCCTTATAGGACTTGAGCTTGTCGTCCTTAAAGTCTCTTCCTCCGGTATCTATCTCTCTTACGATGAAGTAAGGTTCCGCTAGCCAACCGTTCTCTACGCCCCACTTTATGTCTCTTCTTATCAGAACCTCTCCGCAGCCCGCAGTTATCATCAGGTCTTTACCGTCTGACCTGTAGTCAGTGGCAGTAAGGCCGTAGAACCTACCCACCTTAGCAAGCTTAGTCG